CTAATCTGATGAGCCGCCTTTGGTCGGCCCAGCTTTTCGGCCCGGTGCGACGGGCGGTACATAGCCCGAAATCCTGCACTGAAAGCCATCAATACGCTTGTCACCATCGAAATGGGTAACGCTGCACTGGGATATTTCTCCCCGCATTGTTAATTCAGCCAGTGTTTTGCGTACTTGAGCTAGCGCAATCCCTGTTGCTGATGCTATCTCCAAGTCGAGAAGCTGCCCATGTTTCTTCAAGTGGCTTAAAACTGGATCTGCCTGCATGTCGATTCCTTTGACGTGTGAATGAGCGTGTGGCTCAAGGTAAGTCCTCGAGTCAGTACAGAACAATTGAAAAAGCAAAAAGGCCACCTCGAAGGATGGCCTAATCGCTTACTTACTATATCTTGGCTCCCCGACCTGGACTCGAACCAGGGACCTGCGGATTAACAGTCCATAGTAAAACTCAATATATTCAATAACTTAATATGTTTTTGTTCCCTAAAAGACATAATTATAATGTCCTTTATTTTCAAAGCATTATATATTTTTAGGGAACAAAAAGCAAGACATATCAGTTGTTAAAAATTACTTAACAACTGATAGCCCCACTACCCAATCATGACAAGTCTTGGCATACACGGCTACTTGATCAGCATCGTAGGCTTGCTGTTCGAGAAAGCTTGTAAGCTGCTCTGAAAGTTCGCCTGGTGCGGGGTCGTCAGGAGTAGCGCTGGAGGCTGTGGGACTGACGGACAGTTTGCAATTATCGGCGAGGCTGGTGTAGGGGTCGCGCAGCCGCTTAATTGCAGTAAGCTGCTGGCGAGCAGTATCAATGATTTTCTGATCTTCATTTGCTTGTGTCTCCATCTTCTGTTGGATTTGTGCGTATTGCGCAGTTAAATTTGCTGCCCTGGTATTTGCGGCTAAAAGCGCAGCATCGGCTTGCTGTGTAACTTTTAACTGTACGGCTGCATCTTCATTTTTTGCTGATTTGTAGCCGTCATGATGAATATACAGAGCAGCTCCGAACATTAGCGCCAGAGCTCCGAATATTTCAATTATCAAACGATATGGTAGTAGCGCTGCAAACATATCAATTACCTTTCCTCTGTCCAAACCAGACCCCTACCCCAGCTGCCAGCGCACCTGCGCCAATGCCGAATGACTGCATATCAAAGGCATGATGCTCGATGGCCACGTTGTAAGCCGTAGTGCCGCAGTATGTCAGCACCATTAAAAAAGCGGATATTCTGGCGTCATCTGGTACACCATTCGCATCACCGAATAGCTGCTCTAACCATGTTTTCATACTGATAACACCCCTTTCGCATTTGCCAAATACACCAGTCGGCTAGGCCAGCCGTTCATTCCACCGTTGATCTTCTTAGTGATGAGCGCATAAGCCATCTTGTCAGCAAGCTCATTGCATCCGTGAGTTTGCCAGAACCATGCTGCGGTCTTTGCTGCGTAGTCTGGCTGTTCCATCAATTCAGGGTGCGTCAGAAAATTGACTTTGAAGACATCTGATACTTTGCTGTAATTTGCACGGCCAGTGATCTGGATAAGGCCGCGACCCTTAAATTTTTTACCGTCCCCAGGATTGATATTTCCCAGATCTAATCGATGCTCATATTTTTCTTGCGCATCAGTGGGTCCCCATATTTCAGCCGAATAACGCAACTCGCCAGACTCATGCGCAACCTGACCAAGAAACATGGCCTCACGGTTAGCCGTCAGGTCGATGCCGCAGTCGTGCATGGCATCATTCAACGGCGTCAGGTACTTGGCTGCATTGGCACCTGCATGCGGCATAATCTTCAATAACTCATCGAGCACTATCATCTTAAAGTCCTTATCAGTGGGCGTAAAAAAGCCCACATGATGTGGGCTTGGGTGAGACTTGTTAATGCGGATCAGTTGTCTACAGCTGCATTGACTGTCAGGTTGCCAGCCAGACAAAGCACCCTGCCTGCACTGGTCGTGATGCAAACCTGCACGCTGTACTGTGTGGAGATCACGCCTGCGTGAACCTTCTGCGTGACTGTTGTGCCAACCAGCTGCGGCGTTCCGCTGAGGATGGCATTCAGGTTATTATCGGTTCCAGAGATGATCGATACCGTGCTGACAGGCGTATTGATCGTCTCGCCTGCATCGAGCGCAGCGGTGAAGTCAAATGTCAGTGTGACAGTTTCTTCTGGGGCTTTAGGGCTGAAGTATTTCATGGCTGTACCTTGTAATTGCGGCTGATAGCCGATATCTGTAAATTTCTGCTTGTGCTGTGGACAGCCAGTGTGCGTGCAGGTGCCTGCATTGCGTAATCACGCGCACCTGCAATAATCGCAGCGTTACGATAGGTTGCATTGACTGTATATGCACCAGTCATCGCTGGTGCTGCACTCAGTGAGTAAGTGCGCCTGGTCGCCGCAATCTGCGACTGCTGGGTAATCTCATCAATAATAAAATCCTGCCTCAAGCCTATCGCTAAAAAATCGCGGGCGACAGCAAGCAGGCGCCAGTTGCGGGGCAAGCCGATAAGTACATAAGCACCCTTATCCAGCACACCCCAGGCATCACCCCACGCGCTGCCCCACGCCTCACCCCAGATTGATGCCATTTATACTGGTTTCCATGGATCTATAGTTGTGCCAGATCCACCGATCACCTTGCCACCAACGGCTGCGATATTGGTATCCAGTTTGTTGGGCAAAGTGAAGGTAAGTTTATCTATCAGCGCCAGCTCTGGGGTAAGCTCGGTGCGGATGTCGGCCGTAGAAATTCCGGCCTTGACTGCGATCACGTTGTCAGGCGAGCAGAATATTGTGCCGCCTGTGTTATCGATCAGCGTAACAGCCTGCCCTGTCAATGAGTCGCGGCCATAACCGCCTGTAATCACTAGCGGGACAGATGGTGATGAGATATTCTTGATCTTAAAGCTGGTCAGGATATAGTTGGCCGTATCAATCGCATCAATGATGCGCGCAAAGTCAGTGATACCGGCTGCAGTGGTCAACCAGTATGTCTCATAAGCATAAATCTGTGCCCAGGTAAGCGCGCCTGTGGATATTTCCAGAAGCATCAGAGTGTCGCTGATAATGATGCCCGTCACCAACGCGCCGTTAATACCGTTAGTTGCATATACAGGGTCGGTTATCTGGTTGATAGCCAGGTTCAGACCCGTGTTGTAAAGAGTCGCTGTAGACTCATAGAAGATTTTTGCCGTGCTTGCATCAGCGTACATCGCCCTAATCCGTACGCTCTTATCAGCTGTCCATGTCATCGGGTATGTCAGTGTGGCACCTGGCACATCGTTGTATAGTTCGACGTTGCCCGCGACATCCCACAGCTGAACCCGTGAGCCAGCGACTAGCTCTGTCAGTTTCACAGCAGTCAGCACGCCTGCGCTGTGTGTGATGGTGAGTGTAGAGCCACCTATGCCTGTTAGCGTTAAAGTATTGGCAGGCATATTGATTGCACCCGCGCCAGTTAATTGTGCGTTGCTAAGCACTAAATCATAAGTGCAGGCGAAGTTGAAGCCGTCTGTAGATGTCAAGAACTCAGGCATCGTGATCGTAGCTGGCTGGCAACCGTACCAGTGTACATAATCGTATATCTCACGCATGCTATGATCCGCTGTCAGCGTCAGCGTTTGCGCTATAGTGTCAATAGATATGCCTGTATACGCACTCACAATGGATGCGTCTGGTTGAGCGATTATTGCATCTATTGTTTTAGTGACTGCAGATTCATTGAATTTGTAGCCGTAGATGCGTGTCCATGTGATAAACAATCCATCTGGCGTACCATCAAACCATGCGCTTGCTCCAGCGCCTTGCGAGTTTGTCGTGAATATCAAGTCAAGCTGACCATCGTAGCCACTGTTCTGCGTTACGCTGAATATACCCGGCTGCCATACATCTGGCGTATTGGCGCATGCGAATGTTTGCGGTGTGATGCCTAGACCAGATATTGTGACGCTTGGAAGATTAGTCGAGCCATAGGCCGAATTAAATCGCAAATTTCCAGCTAATGTAATCGGCACGCCATTAGGTGCGGGTACTTTTACCGCAAATACCCCTGCGCCAAGTGTTCCTGTCGGAATATCAACTCGCAAAGAGGATGAGCCGTTTAGCTTAGTTACGTTGTCACGAAAGTATTGCGCGTAAGGTGTGTACAGCTCCTGCTGAGTCGGGTCTCCATTTTTATCTTTTATCTGCACAAAATTGGCTGATGCACTGTCCTGCATACGATAGCCAGCATTTGTATAATCACAAAAAGGCACTGGTGGTGCGCTTACAAATAATGGTGAGTCGTAGGTGAATGACCCCATTGCGCCCTGAACATTATTTTGTGTTGGAAGCTGTAGCGCACCCACTTTTAGACGTATTAGTTTTGCGGAAGGAATAGCCACATTAGCCGATATTCTGGTTGCTGCAACCAGTTCGCAGTCTGTAAATGCAGGCGTTATACCACTGCCCTGAATAAGAGCACCCACGCCGCTAATAATACAGTTGTTGTGGTTGCACGCCATGCCGCCCTGACTGTACCCTGTGGTATATGCGGTCGAACCGCATAAAATGTACATTCCATTAAAATCAACAATCGCACCAGAATATTCATTAACTGCGCTAGCACCAAACCTTCCGACAACTGCACAATTATTGACGAACATTCTTGACGCCACGCTAAAAATATTGAGTGGGATACAAGAATTTGTATCGTAACCATAAAACATGCTGTTGTTTACCAGCATAGGGACATTACTACTTGTAAATACAGTCGGTGAGATGCTAAACCCCCACTTATACGTGCTTCCCTGTGTTTTATCACCCAGATTTTTAGCTAGTGAGTAGGAGAATTCTCGGGTGTTATTACCCTGGCTGGCCGATGTCCAGGTGTGGTTAACAAAACTCGGATATGTGTCACTGTAATTATAGATAGCGACATTACTACTGAACGTGCCAAGAGGTGCGCCCAAGTTATGTCCGTATGTCAAGGCGGAAGATAATGGAACTATCCATGCGCCTGAAGCTCCAGAAATGGTATTGCCTATCGTCCGTATATCAACGCCTGAAATATTGGTTGGGTCAGTTGATGAAATGCAAACTGTATCGCCAACTTGCCAGCCGGACACATTATCGACAGTAATGCTAGTATCGCCAGCATTGGCTGCTACAGTCAGCCGCGCGCGAGGGTCTCGGGTTGCGCCGGCATGAAATACTTTGGCCAGATTATCTGTCATCAGCCCATATTTTGCACTGGCGGGTGTTGCTGACTTATTTAAGTACATGACAGCATTGACACCTAGTGGTATCTGGTCGTTTACACCAGAGCCTATTGCTGAGCGCCCGTAGTCCAACGTGCCGGTTGCATTGACACGCAGGTCGCCTTTGCACGTCAGGCTGTTAGATACAGTGCGTGACGCCTTGAGCACTCCTGCGACATAGATGCTGGCATTGGTGCTCACGCCATTTACTACGATAGTCGTTGCAAGGTCATCTCCCCAGGTAAACGTACCGTCTAGCGTGACTGTGTGTGCAGCTTGTATCAGGACGCGGTCTCCCTCGACAGGCACAGAAACCCCGCCGTCCCAGGTAGACGGTGCTGACGCTAAGCCTGACGCTACTGAGTATCTGTTTGCCATTATTTAATAAATTCCTCAATCTTGACACCATGCGAATTTAAAAACATGATCAGCACAACCAAAAAAGCGGCGGCGATGCCTCGTAACGTCCATTTACCAAACTCAGCATATTTTTCGTCGAGCCATTCTTGCAGGGCTTGCTTGAGCAGTGCTTTTTGTTCTTCAGGCGATAATGCTGGCATGGCTGTCCTTTTGTGTAATTAAATCGGGCGAAAAAAAAGACCGGTTAAGGTCTTGGTATGGGTGATGCGTTTAAAATATCTTTTAATATAAGTACCAGGTAGTGGCGGCGCTATTTGTCGGTACGCCTGCTGCAGAATTATAAATAATTTCGACGCACTGCCCTGCCTGCACTGTAGCTGGCAGACCAAATGTTGCTGTTGCAGGCGCAGTTACAGACCAGGTTATCGTACCTGTTGTATTTTTGAAGCAAACTCTGCGACGCTCTCCATCGACAGCGGGAGCAGCCAGGGTTATAGCAAATGCACCCGACGCTGTGTTTGCGGACTCTACGGTACTGGCGATATTTGCTGCGATAGTGTCCGCCGCTGCTCCCGATTTGACTGCTCTGCCCACAGAGGCTGTCACGCCGCTAGTCGACATAACCGATCCTGCGACCTGTAACTTTGTTATGCCATTGTCTGTAAGTGTGCCGACGAGTAGATTGCCGTCTCCAGCTCTTTGTAAAAGCTTCATTACAGATACGCTTATGCCCGTTCCTCTAACAGCGACTAGAAACTGATTTTCGTCCGTAACGGTATCATTCATGTACAGGTCTGCGAAGTTGTACGCACTCGTTAACCCAGACATGGCAAACTTCTGGTCGGTGGGTCTAGCCATCTGACCGAATAGGTAGATTGCGTCCCCTCCTGCACCATAAGCATAGCTGCCTACGAGTCCAGCTCCGTTGGATGAGCAGGTGTAGAAGGCGGTAGTTGTAAGGGGGTAGCCCAGGGTAGCAGGGTCACAAGCGGGGTTCCCGTCCGTCACAGCGACCAGACCATTCGTACTAGTTAACGACTGTGCTGTCGCATTACCAATATTAAACGACGTAGTTTGTGCATTTGCAGAAAAAACAGATAGTAGAAATATAATAAAGAATGTAAAAAATCTCATACAGTAACCCCCGCAGAATTAACCCAAATATTGGGCGATAGTGACTGACACCACACTGGTATCCCCAGTGTCGTATCAAAAAACATTTGATAGAGTAATGGCTTGGCTGGCCGAGAAGCAGTAGAACCGCCACTATTAAAACTGAATGCAAAATTCCTGTAATCTGCATAACTGGTGACAGTAGATGCGCCTGTGACAACAGAATATAAAGGGATATTGCCAGCGGTGAAGCCTGTGGTGTTAAAGCTTACCGTGCCTGCTGGGTTTACCTCGATGTAGCAGGTGGTGCTGGCAGTAAGCGTGAGCGTGCCATTGGCAATAGCGGTGAGCGTGCCATTGGCATTGAATCTGCCGCCGAAATAATCCCATGCCAGCCCTGATGATGACTGGCGGCGTCCGAATACGGTGGCCGGGCTGGCTGCATTCATCAGCTCATTCACAGTGGCTTCTTTGCCTGCCTGCGACGTGGTTAGCTGGGTGAGTAAGCTGGTGCTGTCTGACATATTATGCCCTTGTGATTGTGGTGGTTAATGGGTAGCCGCGCCCTACGGTGCTGCTGAGCTGATAGACCTTGACATACAGCGTGCCCTGATTGGCGCCAAAGTCGGTTACCTGATTGGCGCTGCTGTAGGTCAGTGTCGGCGTAGTGGATGACAGTGTGCGCTTGACAGTGGTATAGGCCGATGAGCTGTATATGTCCATCTCATAAGCTTCAGTTGTTTCGCCTAACGCTGCGTCCACATAATCACGCCAGCCTGCGTAGCGCGTGCGGCGCGTCCAGCTAAGTGTCCAGTCGCGCGTGGTCGGGTGACGGCTGCCGGTAAACTGGCATGGCGACAGGCACTCAAGATTCACGCCCTGGTATGTAAATGCACGGTTAGTATCGCTGTCCAGCGTTGCGCCACTGGTGATGGCGCGATAATTACGCAATGTGCCTATGCTGGATGAATTGACGGTAATGAATCCGAGCTTGGTGATATCCAGCAGGATTAGATTATCGTTAGCAACGTGCAACCCTGTTGCCCACTCGGTACCCATCTGCCCGCGCATCAAGTCGCTGATCTTGTAGCTGCCGTCTGACTGCAGGATACAGTTTTGTGCGGCAATGATTTCCCATCGGCCATCGACGCCATAAGCAAACCAGTTCTGCCCTGCAAACATCTGGTCTTGGGTCACGCTGGATAGCGTGCCTGCATAGAGCTTGGCAGCGAGTATGCTGGCTTTATCTAGTGTAGTGCCGCCATTGACTGCAATTGTATTGGTAGCAAAGCCAATCACCGCACCAGGTGGCGGGAATGCCTGCAGATCCTGCCATGTCTGGCCGTTGTCATCAGTGCGATAGAGCACGCCGCCTGTCCATGTGCTCAGATAACCGGTCATGGCGACAGAAAAGCCCGCTGTGTCATAAGTGTCCTGCAGTAGCGGGATGTCGAGCAGCTGATAAGTGCTGTTGCCGGCCGTGGTCAACGCGCTACCTGTGGATGAGCCTTCCGATCCTGTGGCAGCCGGAGCAGATACATAAATTGACGCGCTGTTGTATTTTGCCTGGCATTCGATAATGCCTGATGGCTGGGTATTGACTGCAACCAGCCGCAGCTCGTAAGTGGCGTTTTCCCCATTAACGGTAATCACATCACCCGCCTCAAGGTTGTCATAATCCTGCGGCAGCTTGATGGTGATGTCATACCGCTCCAGCCAGTACAAATACAGCAGCGATTCAGCCTTTTGCGCAGCTTCAGTGGCATTGAATACCACTGGCAGATCGACGATGCGCTCGTTGACTGCATCGGTGTTCAGTCGCTCTGAATACTGCTCGTTGGTGTTGTACTCCCGGGTAACATCCAGATACTTGACTGTGACCTTACGCGGCAAGATCAGATCCATCTCTCGGCTGTCGGTAATGCGTACCCCAGGTGCATCACCCGCCATCCGCGCATCGAGTAGGCCGGCTGGGATAGTGACGACCGATGCAGAGCCACGCCTTTTAAACTTGATCTGGTAACCATGCTGCACCACGTCAAACGGCCACGCCGCCCGCAGCGGATCCAGCCCGCCGCGTATTGCGCCCGTGGCGGAAATGCGGTAACCGCGTACAGTGTCTGTCATCTCGGTGACATCCAGGTCAGGTGCGGTGAGTAGCTTGCTGGTTAGGCATTCAGACTGGATGATGGTGGATAGAGGTGGTGATACTGTGCTGATGATGTTTGCTGCTAAAAATAAAGTCTCAAACGTCTGTTTTGTAGAGTCGTGACTATAAGCAAAGAAATAATTATTTGCATAGTTAACCCACTCAGAACCTGCTGTAATAGCCTTAGTCAGTAGCAGATGTGGTGACGGCTGTGAAGACACATCAATAATATACAGCGTTGAACTTACATAATTACCCATAGCAATAAAATTGCCATGTTTTGCCAGGTGGTAGCACCCGCTTAATACGGAGGATGCAAACGATCCAAGTATAGTAACTGACGATGGATTTGAGACGTCACAAATATAAAAACCATAGGCACCTGTCACATACATGATGTTATTTTCAAACATAACTCCTGATATGCTTGTTCCCAGCGCTATTGATTGCAGTGTAAATGTAGCCTCATCGTAAATATATATACCTGTACTACTTAATATATACAGATATCCATTATTGGTTGCTAGTCCAGTCTTGGTTAATGCTGGAATTGATGGTTTTGAAATCAGCGTTAAATACGTGCTAGCATCGCCAGTTGGGTCAAGTGACCAGACATTAAGATAGTTAAAGTTTCCTGCTGTATAGCAATATAAATTACCTACTGCAATAACATTTGAATAATCTCCAGTTGTTGATGATAGAGATGCTAGCTTAGCTGGACTTGCTGGATTAGTTATGTCTGTTACTCGAACTCCGTTAGCTCGTGAATCAAGTGAATAAATTCTATTTCCTGTCGGATTAATTGCATTAACATTTGGACTAAAAAAAGTATCACCAAAATTAGATGCAAAAACTAAAGCTGGATTTGATGGATCATTCAGATTATAAACGTGCATAGAACCCCATCCTGAATATCCAGGATCGGAACTGTAAGCTAGCGGGAGTATAAGGTAATTTCCAACAGTAAAACCTGTACTATTAGTGCCGCCAGAAGATGTTACTTTCTGCGATGTAAGCGTAGTCGTCAGCGTTCCATTTTTTACAATCTCAACTTTAACCTGCGCCCCCATCAGACTGTTGCTGTACTTAGCCAGCGCAAGATTATGAAAGACGATATAAGCCAGCCCACGATAGGCTGGGGTGTTAGCTATGCCTTTGTCAGCCTGTATCAGCGGGTCGGGCAATTGGGTGTCTGTGCCGGTATACAGGGTGAATCCTGCGGCTGCGGCATTGGAGGCAATAACTGCACTAACGTCACTTGAGCCTGCATCGTAGAATAAATCTGGCCCTATCCATATCTTGCTGATGCCGTCGATAGGGCCTTCACACAATCCGACCGCAAAGGTGGCGAAATATGACCAGCTGTTGGTTGTTGAGTTTGGTCCGCCCTTGCTGCCACTATTAGCCGAGGTTTTAACTTCGGTAAGCCTGTCGCCCTGCAGCCAGAATACGTTTCCGTTTTGCGCGATGGTACCGTAATTGCGCGGGATGAATGCACCATAGGTGCTGGTCTGGACAGATAGGTCGTTGAGGCGCGGGCCATTGATGACTGGGCCTTTTGGCGGATCAATCAGGCCGCCCGCCATCATGCCTATTTGTGCGCCATAAACCGCACCTGATGGGCCACCGACATAGAATCCAATAACTGCGCCGACTATACCTCCAACAGCTTGCCCGATACTGCTCATGCTATATCCTTAAACCGATATATGCGCACGATGCGGGCTGCCCATTTCTCATCCAGTCGGTGCTCGACGACTTTACCTACGCTCTCATAGGCATGGATGATATTTTCACCGGTATAGATACCTACGTGCTGCGGCTCGCCGGTGAAGCGCATCATCAGCACGTCACCTGCCTGCATAGCGGTAACGCGATCAAGGTAAGGCTGCATGTCGGCAGCTTCTTCCAGCATGCCGTTACAGGGTGATCTACCGTAGCCTGCTGGCTGGATGGATTTCAGACCAAACTTTGATGCCACACAGACAATAACCCCGGCGCAATCTAGCGCCAGGCCATTGATGCGGCCCTGGTGCTGGAATGGCGTGCCGATACACTCACGCGCTGCGCTGATGATGTCATCTGCTGTCATTATTGGTTACCGACTTGCGAATAGGTGGACTGAGTTGGGATGAAGCTGAAGCCGCCAAAGTTGTTGATATTGACCCACTTGTCACGGCAGTCCTGCAGGCGCTTGCGGCAGCCAGGTATGAGCGTGTACGTGTCGCCAACGGCAATCGGATAGTGGAAAGCCTCATGGGTGACAATACTGCCCTGCAGCGTAGCAGCCGTGCCGCCGCTGGTGTAGGTGCTGAATGTGCTGGAGTCGATATTAACGGTGATGCTGGCGCTGGTGATGGCAGTAACTGTGCCTTGCAGCCCGTTGATTTGCGTCATGCCTGCTACGCCAGACAGAGCGACTACGTCATTGACTACAAACGGGTGCGAAGCGAAGCCGATAACTGCGCTGGTAGCTTTACTGATAGCGGTGATGACTGCGGTTTTGACACCGATATACTGCTTGATCTCCTGTGGTTTCAGCCCTGCGTTTTGCCCGGTAGTAAATGAGATCGTGCCCTCGCCGAAGTGGTCGTCTGCCTCGGGGCGTGCGCTGTCGCGGAATGCGCTAGTGCTGGTGACTGAGGTGATGGTGCCTGTGACGGTAATCGGTGCAAGATTGATCATGCAGCCCGCATATTCTTGCCCGCCAAATTTCTTCTGGCAAGATGGTGCGTAGGTATTACCGACTGACTGATTGAGCGCATCAACCAGCATCATCATCTGTATAGTGTAGCGTGTGTCCTTAATGGTGGTTTTGCCAAGTATAGACACGCCTATCGGCTCTTCATCCTCGATGGGATTGAGCCAGGTTGTGGCAAACGCGTAGACACGGGCATTGTCAAATACGCCTGACGCTACTTTGTCATAGCTGATGCCTGCGAGGCTGGCTATGCCGTTAAGATCTAGCGTGCCAGGTGACATATTCGCCTCGGCTGCGTAACCCGTAAACTCATAACCTGTATCGGTCTTGTAGGTGTGTCCGTTGATAGTGAGGTCGCGGATATAGTCGGTCAGATAGACCGGGCTGCCCCATAGCGGCACGATGCGCAGGCAGTAGATCTTGTATTTGTAATTGGCGACGGCAGTTTTCATGGGTTGAGTAGCTCTATGATGTCGATGGTGCCAGAATCGCGCCAGTTTGGGCTGGTGTTACTGACATCTATCTTGCTGTTAAAACGACATGGAATATCAAACTGGCAGCCACCTTTGACGATCTCTCCAATCTGTGGCGTGGTGTTAGTTACGCCACCACTAGTCCATGCAGTGAATGCAGTGCTGTTGATATTGACGGTGATGGTCGTTGCACCAATGGCGGTGATCATGCCGCGCAAGCCGTTGATCTGGGTCATGCCGGAAACGTCTGAGATATACGCCGAGTCACCAACCACAAAGGTATGCGAGCCAACTCCAATCACTGCCTGCGCGGCTTGGGAGATGCCTGTTATCGCGCGGGTTTTGTTAGCGGCGAAGGCAACCTTGCCTGTCGTGGTGTCTACCGTCCAGCCTGATGTCAGCTCAAGCGTGCCGATGGCGATGCGCGTAGTGCCTGCGACGGGTTTGAACAGGGTACGCACCGGATAGCCGATGCTGATAGATGGTGATCCGGTACCGTAAAACTTTTGCAGCTGATACACGCCTGCTGATACCAGCGCCAGCGGCTGGTCTTGTGCCGTGGGTGAGCCTTGCACGCCATTGATGACGTTGGTGCTCCAGTCGTCCTTGGCTTGCACGCGGAAACCTGCATACATACCATAAGCGCGGTTATACAGCGCAAGGATCAGGCTGTACATGTCCGCACTGGTTTCGGTGAACTGAACGACGAAGGTACGGGCTGGGAATGGGTGGATCAGCTTGCGGTTTTCATTGCCATTGGCTGTAGTGGTGATCTCCACCTTATACTCGTCGGCATAGCTTGCCCCCATACGTACGCCTGTGGGCATGCGCTCTTCCAGAAATTCAGCCATTATTTATCCTTATGCGTAACGCTGTGCGCCGCTTAATGCAGCCAGCGCTTCACGCGCGCCCTGCCCTGCCGATCGGCGTACGTCCGGAGCATTGTTGCTTCCATTAACGTGTACGGTGATGTAGGTATGGCCTGCATTGCCGCTGGCGTTGTTTTGCGCGGTGTTGAGTGCGTGATTAGGTATGATGGTGCCTGATGCACCGGGCACGAATAGCTCTGGGCCGCGCTCACCAACAATGTAAGGTGAGCTACTGTTGACGTTACCACCATCCGCCTTAAAAAATCCTCCCAAGGCAGTAAAGGCAGCACCTACCCATCCAGTGTCTGTTCCCTTGCCTGTTTTTCCAAATATATCGGTGGCGAGTTGCTGCGCAGCAAGTTGGGTTATTTCTGCAGCAACGCCTTGCGCAAATGATTTAAATGCGTCACCCGCTGATTTTGCACCCGATGCAAATTCAGTGAATGCACTGGCAAAACTGCTACTAAATGCGGTTCTTAATTTGTCACCAACAAGGTCAGATTCCGCACGTAAAGCCTGTAATGCTGTCTTCATATCGTCCGCATCCTGTATCAGCTTCGAGTTGCCGCTGGCGTCTGCTATTTTTTTATATTGCTCATATAAAGCTTGAAGCTGGTCGGCCTCTTCCGTGCGAACCTTGCTCAGTGCGCTCAGCGTCCCAAGCTCAGATAACGCGCCGGCTTTTTGTGAGATATTGATGCGTGTTTCTGCATTGGCAGCTGCATTCTTGATCAGCGTTGCGTCTTCAGTGATTTTGTTAAGATCAGCCTGGGCAATGCTGTATTTTTTAAGCGTTTCAAGCTGCGCAAGTGCGCTGGCATTGCCTTCTGCGCTGAATCGGTCTTTGAGTGACTGGTTTTGCTGATCAAATCGGATGACGGCGGCTTCATGTAGATGTCCTGTCAGTTCCAATACCTGGGCATTGACTGTGCCGAGCTGGTCAGCCAGATTTTTCATGGCCTTGGATTCCTGCATACCGCTGTAGATAGCGGCCTCAGATGCGGATTGCTCCAGTTTGGATTTTTTAGATAACAGGTCGTTTATCTTCCCTGTGGCCTCAGCTTTGTCGGTAGCCTTTTTGGATTTATCTGCCTGCGCTTTAATCGCTTCGATTTCTTTGTCGTACAGGGCTAAAGTAGCGCTGATATTTTCATCCTGGGCAGCTTTTTTCGCGGCGTAATAATCCTTGATCGAGATCAGATTATCGCTGTTGTACTGGTCTATCATTTTGTTGCGGCTGGCGAGGATGTCAGCTTGCTGGCTGATGGCGTTTTCGTCGAGCTTCAGGCTGTTGGCCAGCAATGCTTTTGACGGGTCATCAGTTGACTTTTTGGCGCGTGCGCCGCACTTGCCGTTTTGCCATACACCGCCTGATAATATGCATGCCTGGCGTTGCTGGTCTGCAGTATCTGCGCCGCCCGATCCAGAACTCTTTGGCTCTGATGGTGCAGGGGATAATAGCCGCTTCTGGAAATCAAGAAATACTTTTTCGTTGCGTGCGGCCTGTGCGTCGCGCTCTCTGCCTATTTCTTTTGCTACGGATAATTCGCCATGCAACAGTGCGTTTCCTTGTGCAGCCAGTGCGCCAATTCCGTCACCCATGTCTTGCAGTGCGAGCCATGCAGAACCTACTGCCAATGATAGGTATCGCGCGCCCGTACCGATAACGGTAAATAATCCCGGGGTGTCCCCCGCCTCATTATTTAATGAGATAAACGCGTTGGCTATATCAGTTAAGGATGGTAGCAATTGCGTTGCCATCGATATTTTTGCACCCTCTACGCGCGCTTTTAACCGCGTCATATTGTCGTTAAACTCTTCGGCTGCCTTGCCTGTTTCGGTAGATATAATTAATCCAAGACGCTTTGCTTCGTCTGCCTGCTCTTTTAGTGCAGCACTGCCGCCATTCAACAGCGGTATTAAATCGGCGCCTGTTTTACCAAATAGCTGCATGGCCAACGCAGTTTTTACCGTGCCATCCTGCATGCTGGCAAATTTGTCAGCGACTTCATTGATGACTTGCTCGGATGATTTTAGATGGCCTTTGCTTGCCTCGATATTGATGTTAAGCAACTCAAATGCAGCAGCTGCACCGCCCTTGGCTTTGACGCCAAGGCCATCGATCGCCTCTACAGCATTACCCGTACCTTGCTCAACAGACAGCATATTTTTAGACAGCTTGGTTAATCCACCACTGAGCTGCTCCAGGCTCAGATCAGATAGCCCTGCAGAGTATTTCAATGCAGATAACGCTTCGGTTGAGATGCCGACCTTCTGGCTTAATTTGCTCAAGGTGTCAGCTGCTTCCAGGCTGCCCTGTATCATTTCCTTGAACTCGTTAAGGCCCAAGCCGATGCCGAGCAGTTCCAGGCCTTTTTTTGCCATCTCAGCCGCTTCGTTGACTTTCTCCATATTTTCCTGCGCAATATGGGCAGCCTTGCCCATGTCGCTCTGGAACTGCGCCATATTGGCGGAGAGTTCAACGACTAAACTACCGAGTGATGATGACATGATGGCTCCTAGGGTGTTGCTTCATCGTCGTGCTTGCCAAACAGGGCAGACAGGATGAGTTTGCTTTGTGCTTCAGGGTCCAGCAAAACGGGTTCTGTTGCTGGTTTTTTGCTGTAGGGCATGAAATCTATCGGGTGATAGGGTTCACTGTCTTTGCTGCGGTTGACGTTGGCAATGGTGGCAGCGATCATGCCTGCCCTTGCATCACCACGTAGCTCACCGAGCGGCTCGTGATCGTGGAACATGCGCAGCTCTGACAGCTCTGCAGCTGTCATGCCGCGCATGAGTTCCCTTACGCTGCGGTAGCCTAAGGCAACGGCGATTCGGAGGTCACGGAGTCGCTCGGGACGGCGTTTTTTGCGGCGGATTCCTTATCCAGGCCGTTCATCTTGGTACATAACTTAACCAGGGCGGAAATTACCGTTGCGCTCTTTTTCTTGAGCTCATTGATGCTGTCGGTGGTGAACAGTGGTGTACCTGACTCATCTACCAGTGATAACGCTAACAGGGCAACTGCGAAATTGTCGCTGTTGTTGTTGTTTGACTTGACTAGCGCTTCGGATTGCTCAGCAGACAGCGCCTGAATGATGACTTCACCGCCCCACTCTGGTACAGCAACGGTTTCGCGCTGCAGGTCTTGCGCGGCGAGGATTTGGTCTTTGTTTAAAACTGCCATGATGTGATTCCTTTTTGTGGGTTAAAAATTAGGCGTAGGTAACTGGGCCAGAAATACGAATGTCAATTTGGGATTTGACTAATGCATCAACACCGCCCTGCATGCTGAATTTCTTGACGTAGCCGGTGAATGTGGCTGTTTTGGCGTTTGGCAAGGTGAGTTTGAAGGTTTCGAGCGCGCCTGATACGCGTGCGGCATCAATGGCTAACTGGCCTGCATCGGTCAGGTCACGATCGACGTTGACGGCGAACTGGCCTGAGTCAACCAGACCTAATGCAAACTCTTTGGCAGTGCTGTCGAGGTTGGTTCTGTCGATTTCAGCAGCCTGGCCATCAAAGCCTGAGAAGTCATGCATGTTAGATACTTTTGTCCATGCTACTGGTGTGGCAGTGCCACCTGATGTCCAGGCTGAGCCACCAGTGGTATCGACATCGACTGCGTAGCTATTAGGTGTGACGTTTTTAATAACCTTGGTAAGGCCATTCAAGGTAATATTGCCAGCCAAGCCAGCAAAGGTTTCTACGTCACCGTTGGTGAAGCCATGTCCTGTAGATAAGACTATGGTTGGGTAACCAAGCTGCAGGCCGGTGATGTTTTTAACGGTGCCTGTACTGGTGCCTATCTGTAAGGTGCTGCCTTGTGCCGAGATTGCGGTTGATGCCATTTTGACGTCTCCTGAAATAAAAAAACCGCCATCAGGCGGTTGGTTGAAAAGTGTTAATCAGTACCAGATACTGAAGTCGTGCTGAATTCGGTAGAGCTTGGGATCTGGCTCGAACAGATCCTGATTCATGGTGAGGATGTTGGTGAAACTGGCTGTAGCCATGGCAGCAATAATGCCTGCTGCCAGATTCTTTACCCCTGCGTAGGTGACGTCGTAACAGTCGATCTGCATGCGTGTGTTATTGATTGGAACGCCATCCGCAAGTGTGTTATTGGGTGAATTAGCGATATTCTGGTAGATGATGTAGGGCTTGACTGGTGAGTCAGGAGCGACCAGCGGGTAAACGCGCCCGCCGACCAGCGTGCTTAATGTAGCTTGTAGGGTTTCTTCTATCATTTAGCTAACTTTCTGGCTTCTTCTTCAATACGGCTTCCTAGCTTTTGCTTTAATGCTTCGACAGCGGCCATCTTCTGGCTTTCAAATGCGGGTCGCATGAAGGGTTTGGCTGCCATGTTAGTTGTGCCAAACTCAATGAATCGCCAATAAAAAGCATCCTGACTGAGGTTGCCTTTTTTCCCCTGGCGCTGGTACTTTTTGCCGTGACGTACCAGCACATAAAATGTCTGGTTATATTTGCTGGATTTCTCGCTGATGTGCTTCATGATAATTGAGCGCTTCAGCGTGCCAGGTGGCGGGTGTCCTTGCGTTACGTCGCCTGTGTAAGTTGGCGCCTGTGATTTTGCTTCGTCGCGGATAATCTTGGCTGCGGCATAGACGCTGGCGCTGAGCGCGTTGCGTGCGATGCGTTCGGGTAGCTCGGTGAGCGCGTCATTTAGCTCCTTTAGCCCGCTGATATGTGCTAACTCAGCCATTTTCTTTTGGTGTTAATGTAAATTTTGCGATGCATTCTTGCATCTCGGTTTCAGCAGCATCATTCAGGTTAGCTGGTACTAAATAGGCGCACTTAACAGTTGGATATTCATCAACCGCACACCGCAATTCAAACCAGACGGTACCTGCAGGAAGATTAAGCAACTTACACATCTGCTGGTTGAATTTTGATACATCTACATTAGCCATTGTTCAGCCCTTCTGACACTGTCAGCACAACGATTGCATTGCGCTCTTCGACGTTTTCCATCCAGTGAATGTTGAATATGCGTCCGTTGTACAGGCAGCGATAGGCTGCGACGATTTTTGGGTCATAAAATATGGGCTGGTAGCGCACGGTGATGGTGTGCGAGATTTCTACGTTGACGGCTTGCGCTGCCATGAGTGCGCGGCCATTCAGGATTTCAATGTCTGCCCATACAATCGCTATGGTCGTCCAGGTTGCTGACTGGCTGCCGAAGGTATCTTGCGTGGCGGCGCGCTGCTGGATCTGTATGCGCTTGCGTAAGCTGCCGCTACGGATTCCCATTAATATGTCACCACGCGGAATGGGTCAAGCAGGCCGTCAACGTAGGGTAGCGGCTCTAGCTTGCCACGACTCATGAGGGCTATTTCTTCTCGGTTTTCGTAAAGTGTAGCCATGCGGATTTTCATCCAGGCTTTGATGCCTTCGGGTATCTGGGCTGGTAACCATGCTGGGGGCGTGGCATTGTTTAATGTGCCGTAGCCAGCAGTAAACGTGACCTCAACCGCGCCAATCTGCGGTAATGTGACTGGCCAGATTTTGCCAAATACTGGTGTGATACGTGCTGGTTCGGTACTTGGCTCAAACTTATAATCGGCTGTCGGCATAGTTTGCATGACGCCGCCCATATCCAGATAATTGATTGAGACGATGGATTGCACCGGGCTTTTATTAAGTTGTATGGCGTGTGCTGGCATGGAAAACGGCATGCCAGACGGGACACCCGTCAGGCTTGGTCCTGGGAAAGCATCGAGCACCAGTTTCCATGTTGCTGTAACAAATTGACGCTGGGTTACCATTTCAGCATGTGTTCTGGCTGCTGAAATGAGTGCGCCTATCAATAGATCGTCGTCATTGATGTCAACGCGCAGGTGTGACTTGGCTTCGGCCAGTGATACTGGCTCAACGGCTGGCGGACTGACGAGGATGTAGGGCATGATAAGCGCTCGAATAAGTGGGCAGCTTGCGCTGCGCCAGGGTAGTTAATTGGCGGCTTGCGCCGCCGTGGTTACTGATTAAACGACTTGTGCAACTGATGCGTTGTTATAGGCTTCAGCTGGCTGGAAGCGCGGATTGCCGAGCAAGTAGGCAGCAACTTGTGATGCAGCAACGCCTACAGTCAGTGTGATAGCGACAAAGGTGAAGCCGTTTGCGCTATCCAGATCATCTGCGCGCAGGTTGATGAGTGCCTGCTTGTTGTCGCCTGTCGCTTTGACGATTTGGGTGATGGCTTTGCCTGTCACGTCTTTAGCACCTGCGCCTGCGTTGGATGTGGCTTGCTGTACCTTGGCGTCTACAGTTGCGGATGCGCCCAATACGCCAGTGGAGATAATCGCCATAATCTGGTGCAGATTGGCCGCTGAAATCCAGCCAGACGAGATGCTGCCTACGCCTTGGCTGACTGGGTTGATGCTGGCTAGCAGTGGTATGCCTTCCGACATTTTTTGGTTTGTGTACATGTGCTTTTCCTTTTAAGATTTCAGGTCTGGGTTATCCAGACCCGATGGGATATTAACGAGCGCCGAGCTTATTAACGAGCGCCGAGCTGCAGGAATGGTGACAGCAGGTTGCTGCCTTTTGCCTGGGTAATCGGTGCAACAATCTTAGGCTGGCCATCCACGCGGAATGTGGTGCGGAATGCGGTTGCGTCAGCATCGAAGTACAGGTGCATGGAGGTTGCTGTTTCCATGCCTGCTGCCTTGGTGATGCTGCGATAGTAGCTCATGTCGATCAGCTCGATGTCGCCCTGCGCTGAGAATGCCGATGCATGCTGGCTGACCATGATAGGACGACCCATGAGCATGCCGTATGGGTTGTTCTTGGCATCACCAGGCGCCATGTAGATTGGGTAGTTGCCCAGTGTTAAGCCGAATATTGCTGGCAGTGCATCTGGGGTGATTAACCAAACCGAGCGCGGGAAGCTGCCAGGTGGTAATGCAGCTATCATTTTCAGGATGTTGGCTGTTTGCACAGTAGATGCTGCCTGACCTGATTCTTTGGCGATAACTTGCGCTGCGCCGCCAACAAATGCACCCAATGGCTGGCCTGCACCTGTGCCGTTGAGGATGGCTTCGTTGATTTTCCAGCGCATGGAGTCAGCGACTTTGCCTGGCAAATAGCTGTCTAATGCATTGGTATCTGACATCAGTTCATCGGTTAACGGTACTAATGCCATGAGCTTGTGCAAGCGCAAGGTTGATGTGCCGAGCTTAGGCTTGGTTGCGTTGGCTGCGACTGCTTCTGCTTGCCAGTACGCACGCACGCCATCGGTGCCCCATGGTGTGGTTTCGTCTTTGGGGAATACCATGCTGTTGCCATTGACTGGGGTGCCGTCGGTCATTGGCAGCAATGAGTCTTCTGCTAGTGACAGGGTAAAGATTTCTTGTGCGAAATCAGGCGGTACGAGGAAGCCGCCGTCAGCACCAACACCTTCGCTGCCGAATGTGGACGGTGCGGATGCGCCTATCATCAGGCGACCATCTGGCATGCCGCCATGGATGCCTGCATTGCGCACAGATTGTGCAAATTCGCCAAAGGATTGGTAGCCACGGCGTGGATCCGCTTCACGATTGTCAGCAACAGTGACAAAGCTTGAGGACTGGATGCCTAACTGGGCTTCTTCTGCGCTCATGACTTGTTCACGGTCGATGGCTGCGTTAGCAGCGGCGATCTGGGCTGAGATGCCGTCGAAGTCTGCGCTTTCATCTGCGCTTAAATCGCGGGCTTCTTTGTCGGCTTTGTCTGTAATAGCGCGAGCTGATTGTACCAGCGCGGCTTTACGGCTATGTAGTTCACGAAGTTTCTTGTTCATTTGGTGTATCTCCAAAATAAAAAACCCGCGTGAGCGGGCTGGACGGGCGTAAAAAAACCGCCGTTAGGCGGTTGTTTGGGGTGTCATTTTCCTGCCGACGGGCAGGCGTGACGCATCAATGGATATGTCACGTGTCGGCTTGACTAGCCGATGATCTCAAGTTCTCTTTTTGCGGCTGCAAGGCGTGATGCGCCGCGCTGGGTGGATTTTGCATCGCGCTGCATTTTTTTGACAACATCATCAAAGGTCATGATGCCATCAACCATATTTTCAGACAGTGCGGCATCTGCACCGAGACAGCGGCCTTGCCCCATGCCATTGCGCACCTGATCGATACTCATGCTACGACCTTTGGCAACAGCCTTGGTAAAGGCAACATAATAGTCATCGACACGGGACTGCATAAATGCCTGGGCTTCTTCATCAAGCGGCTGGTATGGATTGCCTTCTACCTTGAATTTGCCCGCGGAGATAAGTGTTGTTTTGACACCTGCGTCAGTCATAGCTGCCGACCAATCTTCATGTGCTTGCCAGACACCAATACTGCCAACTTCGCCGCCTGGTGTGATATAAAACTCATTGGCTGCGCAGCCTATCCAGTAGGCGGCTGAGGCGGCGAGGCTGTTGGCGATAGCGACAACGTTTTTCTGTCCACGTGTTTGCTGGATTTCATTAGCCAGCTCGGCAACGCCGTAAACGCTGCCGCCTGGGCTGTCAATATCAATGAGGATGCTGCTGACTGACGGGTCAGCCATGGCATCGCGGAATGATTGGGTGAAGCGCTGGGTGCTGGCACTGCCCGTGCCTGAGATGTCGTCCACCATATTGCCGCGCTGGGTGACGACGCCGTAAAACGGTAATACGGCGATGTTGCCGCCACCTGCGTTGGTATTGCTGGATTGCTTGACTGTGCGGGATTGTTTGTCGGCTTGTATCGCTGCCATGGTGATGTCTGATGCGGATTCTCCTTGCATCCAGCGTCCTAGTACACCTGCGAAGGCGTTTAGGCGCTCGGGCATGAGTGCCCAGGGAGTGGACAGGAATTCAGATATAAGTAAGGCGCGTTTCATGCTGTTTCTCCTAGCGTCATGAGTGACGCGGTGATTTGTTCTGTGGTTGAGCCTGCTGGTACGCTGTTTGCCCATGCTGTTGCTGAGACGGTGGATATGCCCATGGCTTCTGCAACGAGCTCGGGGTTGATGGCTGCGCCTGATTTTACTATTCGGCGCGCCATGCGGGCAGCGTTGCTCTGGATGATGTTGTGCAGGCGCTGTGCTGTGTCGCTGGCGTCTTGTTCTGTTGTGTCATTCTGTTGTTCAAGTTGCTCTTGTGCTGGTGGTTCTGTGGCTTCCTGATCTGATTCAAGGTCTTCTGCTTCGTCTTCTTCTGTCATGTTGAGCGGTCGCAGTGGTTCGTCAAGGCCGTCTAGTGGCTCCATGCCTTCCATGTCTCTGGCTTCATTGCGGGTCATCCAGCCGTCGAGGATGCCGTTGTGGTAATAGGTTGCACGAGCAGATGAGTCACCGCGCAGCAGTTCACGAAAATCAAACTCTATGTCGATTTCTTCATCATCAAATAGCAGTTCTGCTGCAATGCTGGCTTCCAGGCGTGTTGCTCTTGGCTGGAGTGCATCTTGTATGTACTCTAATGCTTGCTGTTCGATGTTGCTGAATGTGGCGTTGTCTAAATCGCCTATCTTATGCGGCGGTACGCCGAACCACCTAGCTATGTCGCTGATACTAAATTTCTTAGTCTCTAAAAACTGTGCATCGGTATTGTTAATACCGATCTCGTGATATTTCATACCTAGCTCAAGCACTGCGGTCTTGCCACGATTGCCGCCACCCTGATTGGATTGCCAGCCTTCACGAAATATCTGGCGGGCTTCTTTGTCTTTGAATTGCCCCGGGAATTCTATCCAGCCGCCTGATGGCTTGGCGTCATTGGCAAAAAAACGCGCGCCGTAACCTTGTGCTGCCAGGCCTAAGCCGAACGATTCGCGTGCGTATTCGATGACGGATACGCCTGTGATGCCGTTTGAGGATAGCCCGCGTATGTGCCAGATTTGGCCACGTGGCAGGATGCGTTCACTGCCGCCTGGGCCTGTAATACGGTAGCGGTATTCACCATTATCCAGCATTTCCACTTTTACGCGGTCTGGATGACGGGGTATCAGTTCGGTGATATCGCCGCGTGCGTTGGCGATGATCTCGTTGTAGGCATTTCCACGTAATTCCAGATGGCCCTGTATCATTTCACGCCACTCAAAGGCATTTTGCCAGCGGTTTGGGCGGCGGTTTAGCAGGGTTAGCAGTGGGTGCTTGACGCGCTTGCGGGTATCGCGCTCATAAAATACGATGGGCAACATGGCCATGTGGCCAGATAGCAGGCAAACTGCACGAAATACGGCTGATAACTGCATGGCAGTCTCGCTCGAGACGCGCATTCCGCTCATAGTGCCGACGGTAACAGGCTCAAACCAGAAGCTTCCCCAGGGTGATCGGTCACCATCTGAGGCGAACATACCGGTAATCCAAGTTTTTAATCCCATTAAATCACCATTAATTCGTAATCTGACCCAATAACCGGGCCGTCCTGATTGTCGGTCATGGCGCGATTTAAGCACATGAGTAGTGCAACGACGCCGTCAATTTTGTTTTCTTCACGCTCTTTGCGCGGGAAGATATTTTCCTTTGCATCACGATGACATACGGTGTTGCTGATCATCCAGGCGAGCACTTCGTCGCCATCGTGGTGAAATCTGTTTTGCAACACCAAGGCTTCGAGCCATTTCATGGGTTCGCTGAAATTCTTTACTGTAGATCCGACTTCTATCATTGGCAAGCCAGCTGCAACCATGTTCTGGCTGAATTGTGTGGCCTGAAACGGGTCGTAAGGTGCCTCAATAACGGTGTAATGCACCGCATCATCGAGAAAATCATCTTCGATGATGCTGAAATCCGTTACATTGCCGGGTGTGGCCGTTAGAATTCCGCGCCTGGACCAGCCGCTGTATTGTGAATTTGTGCCTTGTTCAATGGCGGTTTCGTTCAGAAAGTATCTGCCAAATCCATAATAGTGACGCTGTCCGTCAATATCTCGCCAGAACAGGCGCATCTTGGCGGCAATGTCGACTTTGCTGGCTAGGTCATGCGAGACGATGCACTCCTGTCCTTCAAATTCTTCTATGCTGAGCGATGTGTCTGCGCATGCATCCCAAGCACGCATATCCATCCAGGCGCTATCAGCGTTTACCCAGATGTTGAGGCGCTTGGTTAAAAATCCGTTTTGCGCCGAGGCCATGGACATGGCTTTGCGACAGGCTTCTTCCATATCGTCTGGCATGACGCTGATGCCGTAGTTCGGGTTGGCTTTTTTCCAGACGGCTGGGTCTGCCCAGTCATCACCTTCGTCTATCGTATAGATAATCCCAAAAAAGCTGTCGTCTTTAAAAATTCCGTCCAGTATTTTGGTGACGTGGATCCGTTGTTCGTAGCAGATGCCGCTGCGGTCACTACCTGCTGTAGTGATCATCCATAGTATCGGCTGTGATCGTGCGCCGGTACCGCTGTCTAGTACGTCATACAGGTCGCGCTTTTTGTGCGCATGCAGCTCGTCGATGATGCCACAGTGGATATTAAGTCCGTCTAATGTGCTGCCCTCGGCATTCAGTGGCCGGAATACGCTTGCGGTATGCGGTACCGACATGCTGTGCTTTCCTATATCAACGCCAAATCTGCTGACAAATGACGGTTCGCGCGTTGCCATGGTAGTGGCGTCATTAAATACGATTCGTGCTTGCTCACCTGTAGTGGCGGCGCTGTAAACTTCCGCGCCTGGCTCATCATCTGCGGTAAGCATGTAGTTTGCCACGCCGCTGGATAACGTTGACTTAGCGTTCTTGCGTGGCACTTCGATGTAGACGCGCTTAAATCTGCGCTTTCCGGTATCTCTGTGCTTCCAGCCAAAGACAATGCAAAGTATGAAGCATTGCCAGTCTTCCAGCATGATCTTGGGGTAGACCATCTGGCCACCAACTAATACTGGCCGCGCCCACTCTCCTTTGATGTGTGGCAGCAGCTGCTGAAACTGACATATGCGGTTGGCGGCAGCCTCATCGAATACGTATTTCCATTTTCCCTGTGATTTTTTAAGATCATCCAGGTGACGCTGGCAAGCTAATCTAACCCATTTGCAGGCCGCGACTTCCCCGCCGATGACGTCTTGTGCGTATCGGTTGGCGCGTTCTACAAATGTCATTCGTTATTAAAAGTCGTCGAAGTTGCTCGGGGTGCCGCTTTGGCCACCTTCAAATAGTGTCATCTGAGCTGTTCTTGTGCCTGTAACAACCTTGGCGCGTAGTGATGGCGATAAGCCAAACTCACCTAGAAGTTTCATCAGCATTTCACGCTCGCGGTTTAGCAGTTGGTATCTTACTGATTGCAGCTCGTATCCTTTTTCTGTGTAGGATACGTAGGCAAGGTCAGGTGCATGACCTTTACTAATCTTTGATTCTACTTCACGCTGTAGTGCAGTCTCGAACATGACAACGCGCTCAACAGATTGGCACAGCATGCCAAGCATGTGCTGATCGAGCTTGGAGATTATGTTATTGCGTACCAGCTCAACGGTGATACGCTTCCATTCCTTACGCGCCTCACGTCCAAGGTACTTCGGTGGATCCGGGACTTCGACTTGCGGACGAAGCTGGCCGTCAGTGGTTACGGGACGATGACCTCGATTACCTTCCAGCACTTTCAACTCAACCGGCTTTGGTTTCGGTCCACGAATTCCCATAATTAACTCCTAAACATAACCCCCCACCCTCAAAACCTGCGCGTACAAAAATTGTACTTAGCTGACGGTCTTCAGTTGGTTGATTGTAGACTTTGACACCCCCTACCCCTGTCGACCGAAGCCGCCGTCTTCACGTGCAGTTTTTTTACTATGGCATGACTTACAAAGCGATTGCCAATTGCTTGAATCCCAGAACAGAGTCTGATCACCTTTATGAGGGGTGATGTGATCGACATCGGTTGCTGCAACTACTAAGCCAGCATCAGCGCAGTGCTTACATAACGGACTGCGCATTAAGAACGTAACGCGCGCCTTCTGCCACCTGCGATTGTATCCACGCTGGTGCGCGCTGCCACGCTGTGCATCAGATTGTTGTTGATGCAGCTTGGCGTGCTGTTCGCAGTACCCTGCCTCAGTCAGTAATGTGTTGCATCCAGCATGACGACAGATAGACTTAGACCGGATAGCCACTTACGTTGATATCAAGCGGTAGGTGTATCGACGGAAGGTGTTGCAGGTTTAGTAGCAATAGTCTGCTGCTCTGATGTAGCTAGGCTCTCAACATAACAAAGAAAGTCATGCACCTCACTATCAAGATAATGTCCAGCTTCTGTTGCTAGCTTACGTAACTCATCAACAGTAAATGGCATGATCATATCCTTGTATGCTGTTTATTATAGCCAACAAAAAACCCGCACTAGGCGGGTTATGGGCGTACTAATTCAACGTAGCTGAAACTATACTAAACTGTAGGAACGCTTGTCAAGCGATTTCGTCGCAATCCCGCATCTTTTTTGGGCTTGCGCGGAATTGGTAGTGCAACACCAGATTCAAGGTCATTGAGCCAGCCCATAATCTTGATGTGCGCCCGATTTAATCGTGAATAAACAGTTTCTCGATGGCATTTGCAATGTAATGAGCAAGACGTAATATTCGCTGACGGATTGCGATACCAGTAATCCACCACACACCACAGGTCATGCGGCAAGCACAGCACGCATCTCTCCATCTTCATTGCATTCTCATCAACAATAGGCTCATAACGACTACACGCGCCACCACCCAATCTCGCAAAGTTCACCTGGTGTGGATAACCTAAACCACCATCCTTACGCAAAATACTCCACGCCGCCCACTGTCTCAGCTCATCATCGATAAAACCTATCATGCCACTCCCCTTGCTGTGAATTTGATGCACCCGTTACCGACCTTTTGCCCTATCGCGCATACCTGCTTCCCCCAAAGCATATCCAGATACTTACACTTTAAGCATGGGTTACGCTCATGCTCAAACTTCACGTGCAGCGCTGGATCACCATACATATGCTTAGGCAGCGCACTCATACCAACTCCATTACCTGATGTCCAGGCATGCGAGCATTGATGCGCTTGTAGACCTCATCTACCGTGCGCCGTAGATCACCATTGGTCGATATCTCTAATTGCGCATCATGCAGCTCAAGCAGTCGCGCAATGCTGGATATTCCATCCCCATCTAGCAAATACCTGTCTGTTGACTTGCTTCGTGCAAAACAGCGCACAATCGCATCCTGAGCCTTAATCGCATCATCCATATAATCAGTGCCAAAACCACGCTCACACATCACCAGCGCTATATTGGCGGTGCAGGCAAGCGTATGAAAGTGGCTTTCAACACCGCTACCTGTTTTAAGCGCCTCATAAGCCATCCGATATGCAACACCCAGCTCAACCTGCTGGCTATCATCAATATATGCAACACCACCAATTGCGCGGCGAAAAGCATCTGGATCACGCTTAGTCTTAAACCTTGCCCCACGTTTTTTCATCAGAAACTCCCCAAAAATTAACAAGACAGGATAAGACAGGTTACTTTTTAACCTGTCTTGGTATAACTTATTGATTTTTAATATTTAAGACAGGTAAGACAAGTAAGACAGGTTAAATTAGGTACATCGTGAGAAATGTATTTTTTTATTAATACATATGCTCGTATAAAAATATGCGTGTACGCGTGAGAAGCTGTTTTAACCTGTCTTACTTGTCTTACCTGTCTTATCCCTTTATATTCATAAACTTGCACCAAGACAGGTTGCTTCTTAACCTGTCTCATCCTGTCTTGTTTCAGACATCAATATCCGCAATAGACTGGAATTTTTCACACTGCTCACTTACGCTTAACCCATACGCAATCGATGGTTCAGGCGGGTTGACGATAAAGACGCGCTGCTGCACCTTGGTTGACCCAATCAGCACATATGCCCGCGCTTTAGTCACACGATTCGCCATCAGTTCTGAAAATTTGGTTTGTGTAATCAACCGTTCACCTGTCTTATTGCACCAATGCCGATACACCTCAAACAGGTCGCACACTCGACAGCTGCAAAACGGAACAAACAAAGACTGTTTAGGCGCACGCAATTCCTCGCTCTGCCATTCACGGAAAAACGCTTCATGTGAAGGCAAGCCAAAATTTACGATCTTCTCCCGCGCTACAGTACGCAACACTGGTGTGCCTGGCTCAAAGTCAGCCAGATCAAACTTCATCAGGTACTGATAAAAAGCCGCCAGCCCACCATTGGCAATCTCAGCCAGCACAGCACGCTTGAGTTCTTCAGTGAGTTTGTTTCGTGCCTCAACCACCATGAATCGACGGTCTTCAAGCTCAAGCGGTATGGGTTGCGGCTCATTGGATAGAAACACGCTGTTAAGATGGTTAGCCTCTTCACGCTCAGGCAAACCCTTAGGGTTGATACGCTGAGTGCGGCCGGTAATCATGTGCTTGATTGTTCCGATGAAGTTATAGCGCTCAGAGCGTGACAACACCTCTTCGAATACCACAAAAGTTTTGCATGACCGCCATTCGGTAAACTGAGAATCAAGCTGATGTTGACCGGCGGTTGTGCCATAGTCACCATACAGCGCCTCGACCACGCCTTCCCAAAACAGACTCTTGCCTGTACCCTGTTTTTCGCCGAACATCAGTACAGCAGATTGCATCTTTGCACCAGGATGCTGCAGCGGATAAGCAATCCAGCGCAGCAGCCAGGTAAACACATCGCTAGCATTGTCACGCTCATGACTACAGAGTTCAGCCAGCAGATCAAGGATTGCAGCACACTTTGATGGATCGCCTACCGGCTTCAATGGATATCCGTCAAACATATTGATATGCGTCTCAGGATTGCATGATTGCGTTGGGTCAAACACCAGCTTGTCCGCATCAACTAACCGACGCAAAGGCGACTCCTGCCAGAACTTCACCGCATCACTGCCAAATGCTGCAGTCAGCGCCGCCAGTGACATCACCATATGCGACTCGTTATCCCACACTGTCACCGTGCCATACAGCAAGGTGAATCGCTCAAGCATATGCGCCAGCCTGTCACCCCCTGCACCCCCGCCTGCTGCGCGCCCGCGTTTCAGCTTGGGTAGCGCATCAGGTGAAATGGTTCGACGTTGCGGGTGATTACGCCACTCAGCAGCTAGGGACTTGCCAACGGTCGCAGAAAATCCAGCCTGCTTCATCAGGGTTCTATGGATGTTATCCCACACGTCAGTCTTGCCGTAGACCAGCGCGAACTGCTCAAGCAATACCGCTATGGTGTAATTATTGTCTTTTGGTTCAGTGGTCGGCTCACCCTCAGAAGGGGTCTGGGGAAGATCGACGACAGAAAAACGACGATCACCTGCATCACCAATAAATGGATCGGCATGACCAGATGCAAAGCAATAATTGATCGTAACCAGTTGAGTGCGAACAGCCTCAATACCATCAGTCACATGCAAATCATTGAAGTCTGTTAGCTTGGCCATATAACCATCACGGAACTCAGGCAACACAATGTGCGCATTGCCAATGCTGTCAGCCGCAGCCAGCGCCTTGTTTTTACCAGGGTTACCATCAGTCTCATGGTCATTGTCAGCGCAGAACACAATCTGGCTGGATGGATAAGTCGCACGTAGAATTCGCGCCACAGGCAGCAAATTACCCGCATCAAAAGCCACAAATACCGACGCAGCGTAATCTAGCGCCATGCGCACAGATGCGCCAGTGGCATAACCCTCGACGATATACAAAGTATCGCCATCAACTGGCTGCTTACCCAATCGACAAGCCGCGCCAAACTTTTCCATGCCAGCATTAAAACGCTTCTGCCCGTCATGTAATATCTTCTGCAGCCCTACCATCGTTGCAGGCACATGGTCATAGCGCATCGCTGGCACCAGCAACACGTCATCATTATCGAAGCGGCATGACTCAGCCTTGACCTGCTTGCGGGTAATGTAATCTGATGCGCCAGTCTTGGAAGCCATACGCCATTGCACACCAGCCCGTGTAGCAGCTGCGGCAGCGCGTTGCACACGCTTGGCCTCGTCCCTGACTGCGGCCTCAGCCTGCGCAGCAAGATAGCGCTCACGCTCAGCCTGATCAACATCAGACCAGTCAGACTCAACCTTGTAAGGTCCCGCACCTTTATAGCCAAACGTACCGGTATAGTAGTCCTTACCATTCTTGGCTCGGTAGCTGAATACTTTGTACCAGGCTTTCTTTTGCGGACCGTAGCGCGTGAATCTGCCAGCATCCACAGCCAGATAACCATCGGGCAATGGCGGCATGCCCATTGCATAAAACTGATCTATCACACCATCAATTGAATTCGCCACGACTACACCCCTGTTTGGTTAGCACGTTGTTCGCGCCATTTTTTATTTAATTCAGCTACCGTCTCGAATTGCGGCAAAGCAGCCATCGGCTTGCCCACCACAAACCCACCCTCACGCGCATACGTCACGCGCACATCATCACCAAACGCTGCCCGCATCTCATCCACCCATGCCGTCACTTTTGGCATCTTCAGGCGATTCTCAGCGCGGCGGCGTTCGGTTTCAGTCATCTATCAATGCACCCAGGCGCACAAACAGCTCAGCACCTGCAGACTGCAACTTATAAAGATCATCATGTATCTGCTGCACCTCAGCGCGAGTGATATGGCCATCACGCAAAGCCGCATGGAAATCCTGCCCAAACACGCCCAGGCAACTAATCATCTGCGTGTAGGTCTCCAGTAGTGCCATATCCGTCACGCCATCGAAATCCGCTGTCGGTACCAGCACGCACCCAACCATGTCGGCAAAAGCCTGAGGGATGCGATCATCGCCAGTCAGCTCAACGATCTGGGCAGCCTCACCCAGTGTCAGCTTGTGAAACTCTTGAGTAGGTGAAACCTTTTTATTGAGCACATTCGGTGACACACCCATCCGCGCAGCCAGCGCAGGAACGCCACCCGGCTGCTCATGGACAACGCGATAAACCAGATCAGGTAAATCAAACATGGCTAAAACTCCCCTAAATCGTCGTATTTTATTGAATAATCAACAGCTTATAATTAATACATCAAAACCAGAACGAGGTATTAAATGAATAACCAGCCCAAAAAAAACGCCATACCAGGTAAAAAACCCGATATGGCGAAAAACTGGCTAAGAGCCAGGAGGGATGTAGCAGACAAACGGCCTGCCAGCGTGTTGCTCAGTGATAACAGCTTCATCATGATCTTTTACCGAAGCCAGACGACAGCAAATCATCGCGTGTCACACGGCCATCAGTTAGCTGCTCTATTTTTGCAGCGTAATTGGTTTCACCTGTCCACTCGGTGCGCGGCAAGCTGTTCTGTTTTTTCCATTTCAACAAAGATGGACCAGACACACCTAGCTCGCGTGCAAAACCATTAACACCACATATTTCGATAGCTTCTTGTATTAGATTTTTTTCCATAAAACAAATAATAGCCCAAAGCTATTGAATCAACAATAGCCTGAAGCAATTATTTCAGAGGATATACTTCAAATATGAATAATCCACATATAGAATTTTCAAAAAGACTTATAGAGTTATGTACTGAAAATGGATTAAAGCCATTTGGCAGGCAAGCAGCTCTGACCCGCGTTATCGGTGCCGCAGGACTAAAAGTGACACAGCCATCAGTAAAAAAATGGTTTGATGCTGAAGCCATACCAGATATGGATAAGTGTATAGTTTTGGCAAAGTGGGCAAAAGTATCATTTGAATGGCTAATGACTGGGCGCGGTGATAAGCGCAAAATAAGCACATACACCAGCGAACCTATGTCGCATATTGTTCAAATCATGGAAAACATGACACCAGAACAGCAATATTTACTTGCGAGGCTAGCCGATCAAGTTGCTAAACCGCCGCAAAACGATGAAACTGAACACGACACAAACAAGCGAGGCGAGCAATGATAAAATTTATACTAATAGCAGCAATAAGCACCTTGACGGGATGCTCTACCATGCAGTACACAGCAAATCCACAAAGCCAAAATAATTCAGGAGTAAGCGTTCTATATGCCTATCCGCCAACAGCTACATTTAAAAGCCTTGGTCTGATCGACTTTGACTACTACCAGCCAGGTTTTAGAGAGCCAACCGTTACAGATGCATTACCAAAACTTAAAGAGAAGGTTTCGGAAGTTGGTGGTAATGCACTTATAGTCCGCAATCAACGCATGAATAGATACAATGCACGATATATCACCATCTCAGCAGAAGTCTTGAGAATAGACTGGTCAAAGTAATGGCCCTATCAAGTATCTTAGGCTATAGATAACAATTGAAAAATATAATCGAGTTCCCAACTAAGCCTGTTCGAGATCGCATAGAGATTGAGCAGGCAATCCGAGACGGGTTAAAAGACAACAATATTTCACCCATGGCCATAGAGATCGTCATGACAAATATGGGTGAATTTATTAATATCATCTACGCTGGTTTCACATTTGATTTTTTGCTGCCAAATACGATGCCAGATGAGTATTTAGATATTGTCAGGACTAGTCTTGAGAGCCTTTCTAACGCCAGCGGTAACAGCTTCATAAACAGACTCGTAGCTGAGCGAGTAAATACTGAAATTAAACAACTCATAGCCACTGGAGAGCTTTGAGGAATTACCATCCGCACCAGTGTGATTTGATAAATTATCAGCCACTGCATCAGTACACGGCGGCTTAGGCGCAGGAAGCCAATGTGTTGCTGTCACTACCGCCTGCATCCCGTCAGGCATCTCACCTATCATCCATGCCTCGTGACCTGTATCCATGCTCTGTACCCAGTGAGCGGCGTAAATCTCAGCACCTGTAAATAGTAAAATCCGCTGATCATGCGGTGCCGATGCTATTGGCAGCCATACCCCGCTATGCTCAATAAAACTACGTAATAACCCTATCTCACGCGCCATATCGCGTAACAATTGCTCTGCCTCAATCAATAATTCAACTGGCTTATCCTCAGCAGCACCCGTTTCTGATGCACTTAAGTGCCGCGCTATCTTCGCCAGAATACCAATTTTACCCATATCAACCTTTAAAAAATAAAATAATTTATTTGAGCAATATACTATATTAATAAATAATAGCCTAAAGCTATTGATTATTTAATTACCGCAGGCTATTATAAACACCAGCAACAAAGAAACCCAACCAACCAACCAGACAAATAAGGAGTAATCAAAATGATACTAGCCCAGGTAGGCGGATATTACGCACTAGCAAACGAACAAGATGCAAAAGCACTGATGGATATCATGAGCCGCGCCAGATCTGTACAAGAAAGCTTCTGGCTTACCGGACCTAACCGTTTTCATTATTCAGATGAAGCAACCACCCTCACCATATCAATGCATAACTTCGACCCTATCCCAGAGCAAGACGCATTGCCAATGATAGAAGCTGCGCGCGCAAAACGTGAACAAGAGCGGTTACAAGAACAAGCAGCATAACCCATCAATCAACCAGATAAACAGGAGTAAATCATGATCAGACCCATAACTGACACCCTTCGCCACATAGGCGGCGGTGTATTTATCGACACGGCCAGCGACAAACTGGCAGACCTAGTAACCGCTGTTGATTCATCAGGCAAGCAAGGCAGCATTAACCTGATTATCACAGTCAAAAAAGCCACGCGAGGCGGTGCAATGCACATCACCGGCAAGGTAAAAGTTATCAAGCCAACTGAGGAAGCGATGGAAGCGCTGCTATTTGCCACACCAGAAGGCAGTCTAGTCACCGAAGACCCTCACCAGCGCAGCCTTGAGCTCAAGAGCGTACCAGGTGCAACAGATGCTGCACCATCCACCCTAAAGACCGCATAAGGAATAATTATGTTAGATCAACAAACAGCCAACTTGGCAGAAACACTAGCGGCAGAAATGAAAGAACCTGTCGAATTATTAGGCCAGGATCAATACTTACAGCGTGCGGCATTACCACCAGGCTGGACTATCGTCGAGAAAGACGATATCAAACTTAGCCCAACACCACGCCGCAAAACTGCACAGGTTCGTCTGAATGATGAAGAAAGCTTTATCAACTACGTTACCCGTCACGGCTCACTGGCTGATAGCACGATCTGGTGCGAAGCCAACTATCAAAAAGGAGACGTAAATTTCACTGGCATCATTAATGATCATGGCGAAACGGCAGATGAAGCTGACTGGCGTGATCATCTTGTTAAATTCAGCCCATTATTTTCCGAAGAGTGGACCCGCTGGACTGATCGTAATGCAAAAGCATTCACCCAAGTCGAATTCGCCGCATTCATCGAAGACAATCTGAAAGACATAGCCAGTATCGAAGGTTGCCCAACTGGCGCACAAATGCTGGAAATGGCGATTACCTTTGAAGCCAATCAGGATATGCGTTTCAAAAGCGCAGTTCGATTACAAAACGGCGGCGTACAAATGAGCTTTGTGCAGGATGATGATGCACAAACCCTGCAAAAAATGCAGGTATTTGACCGCTTCTCGCTTGGTCTTCCAGTGTTCTGGAATGGTGACGCATATCAGCTTGATGCACGTCTGCGCTATCGAGTACGTGATGGTCAGCTTAAATTCTGGTTTGAGCTGATACGCGCTGACAAAGTGCTTGAAGCAGCAACGCAAACACTCATAACAGTAATCCGCGAGAAGACAGGCAACCCATTCTTTTTCGGCAATCCATTTTTAAATTAACCACACCGCGCCCAGCCAACAGTGGCGCGGGCTTTATCAGTAACACTGGCAGCATATGACGCTACTCCTTTCGTTGAAGTCCATGGGCGGGCATATGTGGGCAAGCTGGGAAGACAGCTACTAATTACAGGAGCAACACCATGAAGACTATAAAAATCAAGCTAAAAACCAAACGCGGTGAGCGTGTCACCTACACAGGCTTGTTTGCCTGCACCATGGACGCGGTGATCGATGCATTCGATCGCTTTGAAGTGCGGAGCATCTTCGCATGCGTCGCCTGATCCTCGCCATCAGATTTTACTTCATCCTCAAATACACATGGAGACTAGCATGGCTGAAAACAAAGTAACTGCTGCCGACATACTTATCAGTGGTGCCGAAATCATCGATCAGCGCGGTAAACAGCGAGACAAACCAAACGGTGAACGCAGCATGTCGCTGACTGTCAAAATGTTCAATGCCCGCTACGGTACCGATCTGACCGAAGCACAGGGCTGGGCATTTATGGGTTGCCTAAAACACGCCCGCATGGCCGCAGGCAAATTCAACGAGGATGATTATCTCGATGCAGTTGCATATGAAGCACTGCATGCAGAATGCGTCATCAACGCGCAGAAAGCCTGACATGCATACCCATGCAAAACGTCCCTACCTGGCTAAAGCAGTCCAGTTCGATGGAAGCAACTCAATCGAGATTGCAGACCTATCCTCAAAAATTCGCCTGAACTGGGTAGGCCCTGCATTACTTATGCGCCTGGGCATCCATGTCCGCCACATGGAAGTCGGTGACTGGGCAGTAAAAGGCGAGAACGGCGTAGTCAAGTTTTACGACGACGCTACTTTTCACGTGAAATACATCAAATTAACCACCCCACTTTAAGGAAAAATCATGCAAGAAATGACCAGCATCGAAATCGGTACCGCCATGGAAGGCGGCTACTTCGGCGGCATCATCAATGTCAACGGGACACACAAAGGCATCATCTGGGCGCCAAAGAAAGAAGGTCAGATCAAATCTATCATTCTTCCATCTGGAAAAATTGTAGAAGGCGCTGGCAGCCCGAACGACTGCTTAGCCAACATGAAAGCGCTAATCGATGCTGGCAGCCAAGCTGCTAAACAGATTTCTGAGTTAAGCATCAACGGATTCACTGACTGGGTTATTCCGTCCCGCGACGTGCTTGAACTCGGATATCGACACTTAAAGCCAGGTCATTATAAAAACTATTGCTCATGGCGTGATGGGGAAAACAGCAACAGCGTACCACAAGGCTGGCTCTATACCGAAGACTCCCCAGCTCAAACCACGCTTGATATATTCAAAGATGGCAGCGATGAAGCCTTTGATCTCGCCTGGTATTGGTCATCTACCGTACTTCCGAAAGGTAATACGGCTTTTATCCAGGACTTCATCTACGGCAGTCAGGACTACCACGATCTGTCTGCCGAGTGTCGAGTCCGTGCCGTCAGGCTGATTCAACTCGATTCTTAAATCCTTCAATACTTTTATCGGATATATATTATGAAACTGCACATTGAAAATCTTCATATTACTTTTTCCAATCCGCAACCACCAGCCGGATTGATCGCTGCATTTGCACTTGCCGGCGCAACGGAATCTGCTGCACCTATTCCTGCTGTCGGTGCCAAGTGGCCGGGGACGGAAGCGATCTATGCGGGTATATCGCTGTCCATCACCGACGATAGCCTCGTTCATTTAATCTTGTGGCCAGATTTCCCTGGCAAAGGACTGCCATACAACAAGGCCATAAAATTTGCTGATGCAGTAAATCCGGATATGGCGAGCCACATCCCAACCCGCCATCAGAGCATTACCTTGTTCGATCGATTGCAGGATCAGTTCGACAATGATTATTACCACTGGACGCTGACGAAGACTAAAGGCGATAACGCGGCTTTTATCCAGCTCTTCGACGGCGGCAATCAGAGCAGCCGCCTTCTGTCTGCCGAGTGTCGAGTCCGTGCCGTCAGCGAGATTCCTCTTTAATACTTTAACCGTTTAGTCATTTAACCATGATTCATACCAATCTACCAATCTACAAGAAGGGTTACGACCTTCTGACGCTCGCGGCTGATGTTCAGCTGAATATGCCACGCACATTCAAACAGAGCCTTGGCAAACGAGTCCACGACGAGTGCGTTGATCTGCTCTTGGAGATCGGCTACGCCAATGCTAGCCGCGGGGAGAAGCGTTGCGACCACATCCGCAATGTACTTCGCGGGCTGGAGGTAGTTTCTCTCATGATGCGTGTCAGTTTCGATAAAGGCTTTATATCCAGAAAGATATGGGCAAACGGTATGGAAATGACGAATACCATCGGCGGTCAGGCTGGTGGATGGTTAAAGAAGTCAGCAACCGCGTCTGATTCATTGGGGTCAAGGCTCCAATGACCGTGCGCATTATGAATCTGGTCGCACCCCTGTCTCACAAGGACACGGACATGCACACCACAGATACCGCAACGCAAGTCGCTGGCCGGTCTGGTGCAGTTTCCTCGCCGAATACTCGGCGAGGCGACGTAGATAGTGCGAACAAGCGGCTTTTATCCAGAACTTCAACAACGGCAATCAGAACAACAACAATCTGTCTGCCGAGTGTCGAGTCCGTGCCGTCAGCAGATTCATCCAACTACTCGTTCGAATTACTACTTCGTGCCTATCTTGATTGTCGTAAGCACAAGCGCAACTCAGGTAGCGCTCTAGCGTTCGAGCAAGACCTAGAGCGCAATCTCTGGAAACTCCATCAGGAATTATCGGATGGCTCGTATTCCCCTGGTAAATCGATCTGTTTTGTTATCACCAAGCCGAAAGCCCGTGAGGTATGGGCGGCGGAGTTCCGTGATCGAGTCGTTCATCACCTTTTTTACAACCATGTATCGCCACGATTTCACGCCAGTTTCATCGCCGACAGTTGCGCCTGCATTCCAGGACGTGGAACGATGTATGCAGGCGAGCGCTTGGAAGCGAAGGTCAGGAGCATTACCCAGAACTGGAGCAGACCAGCATTCTATTTGAAACTTGACCTGGCTAACTTTTTTGTCGCCATCGACAAGAATATCCTATTTGGTCTGCTAGCAAAGCGTATCACTGAGCCGTTTTGGCTGGCGCTGGCCAATACGATACTGTCCCATGATCCGCGTAATGATTTCGAATATCAGGGGCGCGTTGATTTGCTCGAGCGCGTGCCAGCACACAAGCGGCTAACCAGCCATCCAGCACATCTTGGCTTGCCTATTGGTAACCTGTCGTCGCAGTTTTTTGCCAATATCTATCTCAACGAGCTGGATCAATTCTGCAAGCATAAAGTGGGTGCAAAGCACTACATCCGCTATGTCGATGATTTCATCCTGCTGCATGACTCACCCCAATGGCTCAACGAAGCCAAGACCAAAATCGAGCAATTCCTTGAGCACAAACTGAGCGCCAGGCTGAACCCGACAAAAACCATCCTGCAGCCAGTAGATCGCGGCGTCGATTTCGTTGGCCATGTCATCAAACCATGGCGTAGAACAACGCGACGACGCACTTTCAATGAAGCACTTAGGCGTGTCAGCCAGATCGATGCCAGCGAACTATTTGAAACCGCTAATAGCTACTTTGGCCTTCTTCGCCAGGCAGATCACAGTCACCATGACCGCGCCAGGCTGGCTAATATCTTGCGGGATAGAGGGCATAGCGTTAATGGAAACTTGACCAAGACGTATAGGAGGTCAGCGTGATTCAAATCGCTCTGGACTTTACTGATGGAAGCCGACCAAGAAAGCCATATTTCCCATGTGTAATATGGGATGACTGGTATGAGATGAAGTTATACGGGTACACAGATAAAGAGCTAAATGAGCGGATTAGATCCGAAGCTGAAATGCACCAAATATGTAAACGGTAATTTAAGAATTTTCAAAGGCAACAAAAAAACACTTGCTGCACATCAGTTCCAATTTAACTTTATCAGGAGAAAAGCATGACCCAATTCACAGAAGCAATCGCAACGTTTACCTTAGCGACAGGGCAAAGCACAGACCACTACAATGTCAAGCAAATCGGACTGTATACAGGTCTGCAACTTGAGGAGCTTGCGGAGAAGCTGACCGCTTTTGGCTTGACCTATATTGCTGACCAGCTGGATGCGCTGTCGTCAGATTTCAAGCAGGGAAAGCTGGCATCACAAATAGCCCAGGCAGATCGAGCTGAGGTGCTGGATGCTGATCTGGATTTAGCCTGGGTAAGTGTAGGCGCAGCGCATTCAACAGGCGCAAATGTATCAGGTGCAATGGCAGAAATAGCCAGATCAAACTTGGCCAAGCTGGTCAGTTGCGATCCGTGTGGCGGCGTTGGATCCATTGATGGTCAAATAGACACACCATTCTGCCCTACCTGCAGGGGCGCGGGGAAAGTTGCATTAAAAGACGAGAATGGGAAAGTCAAGAAGCCAGCAGGCTGGACTGCGCCAAATTTAATGCCGCATATCATATAAATCATGCTCTTCCTTGAACCCTCAGAACTACGCATACTCACCGGCATGGCACAAAAATCCAAGCAGGTGGATCAGTTGCGTCGCATGGGGGTTCCTTTTTTCCTGAATGCTGCTGGTCACCCTATCGTGACACGCGCAGCCGTTGAGGGTAACATCAAGCCCCAGCAGCACGTTGAACAGCAAGCATGGAGGCCAGCAGTCCTTGGGGCGTAAACGCACAATTAATCTAAATCTACCCGTCCGCATGAAGGCACGAACACGCCCTAGCGGAACGTATTACTATTACTTTGATGGCGCACATGAATTGCCATTAGGTAAAGATTATGTCGAAGCTGTGCGCAAATGGGCAGACTTTGAAAAAGGCAATGCGACACTGTCAACGTCAACCACCATTACATTCCGCTATGTTGCAGAAAAATACATGATTAAAGTCCTGCCGACCAAAGCACCCAGGACACAAAAAGACAATCTAGTTGAGCTGAACAATCTCTATAAATTCTTTGATAACCCACCCGCCCCACTCGCAGCCATCGAGCCGCACATGATCGCGCTGTATCGAGACTGGCGCAAGGTAACCCGGTCGACACAAGAGATAGCCCTGTTTTCCGCAATCTGGAACTGGTCACGTGAGCAAGGCTACACCTCAAAACCAAACCCAACCATTGGCATAAAACGCAACCGTGCTGTAGGCAGAGACATATACATATCTGATGAACACTACTGCCTGCTGTGGTGGTACGCCACAGATCCAGTGCGCGACGCAATGGATATTGCATACCTGTGCGGCCAACGTCCAGCAGACACGCTAAAAATGAGCGAGTTACACATACAGGATGCAGAAATATCTATTCGCCAGGGAAAGACCAATAAGCTGCTGCGCATATCTGTGATTGGTGGACTATCAGCGGTGATAGAGCGTATCAAGGCACGCAAGAAAAAATTTAAAGTGAGGTCGCTGGCATTAATCGTCAATGAAGACGGCCAAGCGTTAACTGCATCCGCACTGGATGGAAGGTGGGACCACATCAGAGAAAATGCGGCAAAACATATGGAACGTGCTGAGTGTCAAGAAGACGCAGATCAAATAAGAAAGATACAATTTCGCGACATCCGTGCAAAAGCAGGTACGGATAAAGACGAAAGATCGGGAGCTCAGGCAGCGCAAGAATTGCTGGGACACGGTGATGCAAAAATGACCGCGCACTATATCCGCCATCGCCGTGGTAAGTTGGTAAATCCTACTATTTAG